CCGACTTATGCATCAATACCTTCGGGAGACCATAATTCGAGCGCGCATGCCTACATCGCACGTTATTTGAGGAAGCCTAGCCCACAAAAAATGTCTATGGAAGTTGTAAAACAGGCCCAAATTTTCGCAAATCTAATTATTAAGAAATACGGAAAAATTGTCCCTGACTATACAGCTTATAAAGCTAAACATTTAGAAGTGATACGCAAAACCAAACACTACTCAGACAAAACGAAGAAAGACGGATCATCTTGCCAAGTATTTGTGAAAAAAGAGGCCTACCCAGGGAAAGTAAATTTTAATCGTATGATTAGTAATCAATCCCCGGATTTAGTCGCAGCTTTCACACCTTTTACTTCAGCAATACACAAACATTTAAAGAAACATGTGCCTTGGTACATGCCAGGAAAAACGAAATTGGACTGGAGGATGTTTGCTAATACCGTTGGAATAGATTTTAGTTCGTTCGAGTCATCGCAGACATTAGCATTTAGAATGGTTGAATATTACATTGCAAACTTATTTGAAACGAAAAACGCCGCTTATTTACAAGAATTATTGATGGCAGAACTTAATACAGATTTTAAGATTTCGTTTAAAACTAGTACCGATGGAAAAATTCATGCCAAAGATAGAGCAAAATTTATGTATTTGTGTGCGTTAGCGTTAAGGTTGAGCGGTTCAGCTTGGACAACAATTGGTAATACATTGGTTGCAGGGTTCCTACAATTCCTCTACTACACTAAGGTTCGTAAAATGACACCACAACAAGCTTATGATTCTATCCGTTATTGTTACGGAGACGATAGTTTGCTTAAGGATGGTGAAATGGCCGGCTTCATTAAATATGTTGCGCAACACGGATTTATTGTAACAGTTGAGAGTCATAAAGGACCCGGACAACAATCATGTGTCGGTAAGGTGATATCACTGAATGGTTCAAAAACAGTAGATGCTGTTCGAGTTTTAAACAAATTCTTGATAGCATTCGGGAAATATGATTATTCTACCAACTTGTTTAACAAGTGGGCTGGTAATTATAATCCCCAAGCCAGTACTGAATCTATGAACATATTTAGTTTGATTGGTAAAGAAGCCTATCGTAGGGTCCTTGAGAAAGGAAAATTAGATCAAAATGAGTACAAGTCTTACGTAGACACGCATGATATAAACGCAACCTTTGCTGTGGCATTTCAAGGAAAACACGGCAGATTGAAACGAGACTGGTTCGATAAGATAGAAACTATTTTGGGTCTCGAAGACAGGATGTTTATCTCTTACGTAAGTTGGCTTATAACACCATTTGTATCTATTATGTTGCCAACTGGGAAACCAGGTAACATTATTTCAGGTAACGACGTTTTAATGAAGGGAAAATTTACACTAGATGTTAATGATCAATTGAAGAAATTTAGCATGTTTCAGACATTAGCTAGAAAAATTAACAAAAGTCTAAGTGTTGGAGGATCCCCTACCCATGTTATCAAGATACCAAATTACAACGCCTATAAAGATAATATAATTAAACTGTGTAATACTGCTGATGTAGATTATAGTTATATTGAGCAAGCAGCGAGCCGCGGCGCTGTATTAAAGCCCAACAAAAAAGTAACTTCTAATACACCACGCAGATATTTACCAGCATTTAAAAGAGGATATGGTAAACAAAACAAACAAAAACGTCAGGAAGATGAGAAATCGAGTTCCGAAAACGCAAAGAAAACAAAACAACAGCAGAAACAATAATTACTCTTTGAGTAATGAAATTAGTAATTTGAGAAATCAGATTAAATCGCAAAAACCTAAGAAGTCCGGAAAGACATTAATCACGAAAGGAG